ATATAAAGGTAATGGAAGAAGTTTAGCATCTCCTCCTGTAGAGGTTGCTCCTCCAAAGGATAATAGAAGTGTTTTAGTCATTGTTACACCTACTGATGTAGCAAATACAGGAGTGGTATCTGTAGTATCTACACCATCTGCTAAGGTAGCCATGATTTATCCTTTCGGAACCATTAAAGTACTAATAGAAGCACTTGTACCCATAGGCATAATAATCCAAGTTTTACTATCATACGAGAGTTCATCTAAAGCATTACCAATACCAGCACACTTAGCTCCTGAAGGTAATACATCAGAGAAATAAGCTTGATTAGTTGTATTACCATTAACAGTAAAATCTGCTACAGGTACATTATTTCCAGAAGATCCAGGAACTCCAGTTGAATGTATGACAGTTCCGCCACTACTAGCTCCAAAAGTACTCTTTAAACCTGAAATTACACTTCCAGATGTTTGAATACCTCCTGTAGCTGTTTTATATCTGGGAGAATGAGTAGTTGAAGAATCTAATAAATAGAAAGCAGGAACATATCCTTGTCCTACGGCACACCAAGTATAATTTCTACCAGATTCTAAAACTCCTGTAGTACATTTACCACCATTAGCTGTACCATCACCTGCGGAACTCGTTCCATACATAAGAACTCTTCCAGAGGAGGCAGATATATACATAGTCCCTACAGTAGTTGTAGAATATCTTTGACCATAACCAGTAGTTTTTGAATTATTAGTAAGATTAGTACCAGTATGAGTTCCAGCATTCCAATCTTCCCAGAAACCCATAAAGACTTGGCCAGCAGTATTTGTATTGATTTCTACATACTTATATTGATTAGCATCACCTTGACAAGCTGCTTTAATTACCTGTGCATTAGTACCAGCTGCTGCATCATGCACTGTCCATCCAGCATTATCATAAGTAGTAAGAATCTCTGTATTGGCCTGATCACATCCAGCAGATAAAGTAGTTTTATCCGTAGTACCTGTAAGAATCGCAACTATATCATTAAGAATGTTAGCTTGAGAAACACTAGCATTGTAAGAATACTTAGCCCACATCATTATTCTCCTTGAAGAGGAACTTCTACAGCATTAGGAATATCTCCTTCTACTTCTACATAGCCATCACCAGTAATTTTAACAGCTCTTTCATTATCAAAATTAATAGGCATAGAAGTAACTCTGGTTACATATTCAGAATAAGACTCACCAGCATTTACAGGAATATTATAAGCTTTCTTCATTTCAATTCTCCTTATTGTTTAACCCAAACACTTATACCAGTAAGATCATCACCAGTCCAAGTAAAGGATTGTCTATAAACAGATCCATCTCCAGTAGTTACTTCTACATAGTCCAGTTTTCCATCTGTATAAGAAAGTGATTGAGGAAGAGAATCTAAATCTAAACTCTTTCCATCAGAAGCTGTTGCATCAGCTAAGCTCATTTTAGATCTCCTGTTTAATTACTCGTCCCATCTTTACTTGATATTCAAGAGCTTCAATTTCTTCTGCATCTTTAGGAGCATAGAAACCCTTCTCATCTCTAGCAATAGGAGTCGCATGTTTGTTAAGAATACGATAAGAACCTTCATATAAAACTTCTACTCTCTTATCAGTTTTCTTTTCTACAATATCTTTAATGGTCATCATTAATATCTCCAGATAGAACTAAACCCGCCGAAGCGGGCCTAGTTCAAGAGTTAGAAGGTTTAGCTTAAGCAGCTCCAGCAGTAAGACCTGTTACGAGAACGCTAGAGTAGGGATTAATGAACTCTACTGCAAGTTCGGAAGTAAAAGAACCTCCAACTCCGTCAGTTCCATTCTCTACTTTAGCACCCTGAACATTATACTCTTCTGGTACAGTATCTCTACCGTCCATATAAGCAAGCTTCAGAGCTGGCAGATCAAGAACCAGCATAGTACCAGTAGCTGCAGTAGCAATGCCATTCATAAGAGGATGCTCAATCAGATTAATAGTTCCTTTGTAGAACTTAAACTCCGTGAATTGCATACCAAAGGAAGTCTCTTTCTGATTCATCTCAATCTGACCAGACTTACGAGCGATCTGATGCATAACCTTCATAGCAACTTGATCACAGAAGCCAGTACGAGACTTAGGATTAGAAGCATCAGTCGAATACGTCCAAGCTTCTTCAACTAAAGCAACAAGCTCGTCATAGTTGGTAGTAGCACCAGCTGCATTAATGTTACCAGAAGCATACTGATAAAGAGCATCAATAATACCTTGAGTAGCATGAACCGGTTGAGTACCAGAGGTGTCCATCTTCGGCTGGCCATACAGAATAGCGCTTTCAATATCAATCGAATGATACATAGCACAATCTTTACGACTCTCAGCAATATTACTATAACCCATTTCTGCCATAGAAGCACGGGCAGTATCAGTCAAGCCCCAAGCATTACGGAAGATCTGAGTATAGTTTGCTACATAAGTAGTAGCTAATTGCTTAGCAGTGGGACGGGTAGAACCTTCTGCGAAAGCTGTACCAACTTGAATGAGATCATCATTATCATTGATAGCAGCAGCTACTACACGACCGAAAGCACGAGTTACTACAACCGAAGTTGAAGAAGCTACAGAAGTAATACGATAGTTCTCACGAGTACGAACATTATGGAGAACCATATTAGGTAACATGCCAGTAGTACTATCTACTGTGAAGGTAGTATCACCAACAAGATAACCAGCTCCATTATTAATCTTAGTCTTAACGAAAGTCAAGGTCTTAGAAAAATAACCATGAGTGGAGGACTTAGCTTTAGATTTGCCAGCTTGAGAAGTCAAAGCAAACAAAGGAGCTGAACCATTAGGAAACAGACGAAGGATAGTACCAGCAAAAGAGCGGGTATTAAGTTCAGCAGGGTTAAGGGAAGTATTGAAGATACCAGACAGAATAGACATTTATGAAACTCCTTAAAAGTTAGGCGAGATATTTAGACCAATCCATTTCGCCATTCTTCTCGTCATCCTTTTTATCTGTGGAAGGATTAAGAGCAGATTGCAAGTCATCAATATATTTCTTAGCAGCTTGCGCAACCTCTTGAGGTGAAGCATCAGGATTAGCTGCAGCAAATTGAGAAGCAATTCTATTAAGTTCTTGCTTGACGACAGGATGTTGATAATTAGGCGTAGAAGCTAAGGCAGAGGAAGTAAGTTCTTGTCTTACACCACTTTTAATCTTCTTTCCTTCGAAATCTGAACGTTGATTGATGAAAGTATCTGTAAGAGCTGTATTATGTTCAATAGAAGCTCTGTAAGCATTTTGACCTACTTTTTTAATAATGTCCATAAGAGCATTGACATCACCAGAAGTAGCTTTTTGTAGAGTCTCTTGGTTAATACCTCGAGTAAAATCCATCTTACCTGAAACATCTCCTAAAACTTTAGGATCTATTGCAAATTTAGGAGCTTCTTCAGGAGTGTTAGAAGCTGCATTTTCAAACATTTTCTTATAAACATCTAAGGGATTTTCATTACCTGGCTCAGTTCCAGGCATTTTTCCATTAACTGTAGTAGTAGGAGGGTTCTGAGATAGGTTCTCTTTTCCATCCTGTTGCTTATTGTTACTGTTATTACTATTATCAGTACTTTGTTGCTTATTCTTATCCTCTGTAGAAGAGGCATTCTTAAAAAAATCCATGATACCAACCATTTTAAGACTCCTTAGGTTTTTGAATTGAGAGAAGAGTTGCAATTACTGAAAGTTTGCCCTGTACTAAGGCATGCTTCTTACCTACTTCCCCATTATCTCTTTCTGTGACAGATAGGGTAGCAAGTTCTTTAAGGTCATTTCGACCCATGATCTTTAGATACTTCTTAATAGTAGGATTTGAAAAGGCTTCTTGAATAATAGTCTCTTCTGTTTTAGAGAGTTCTTCAATATCAAAAAGCTCATTAATTGTATTCATTTATTATCTCCCTTGAGGTGCTGGTAATTGTGGAATCATAGGTTGTCCTGTTCTAGGATCTACACCTTGCTGCATTTGCGCATTCATCATAATATTATTCTGTGCCTGCTCCTGGGAAGGAGTATATTCATTAAGACCTCTAACACTTAGCAGTTGTGCAAGATGAGCAAACATAGCAGGAAGAGCAGCTCCATAAGCAACCTGCAATTGCTGACTTTGACTTAAAATTTGCATCAATTGTAATAAAGAATCGGTTCCTGCTAGTTTTGATTTAGGAGTATAGCCATCAGCAATTCTAAAAGCTAAGACTTTAGTTCTCAACTCATCTATTTTAACACTTAACTCTGCACCATCCTTTTGACTAATAACAATTGAATCTTCGCCATATTGATAGATATTAAGTTTAAGGATCTCTTTTAATGGCATGAATACTTGATATTCAAGTGTAAGAGCTGGTAAGCGAAGGCGAGCATCTGCTCCACTCATAGTATCTTCCCATTCTCTTACACTCTTATTACCTTTCTGAAACTTGCCCTGCATAGGATTATTGAGACCACTAAGTTCCTTTGCGAAGCTGGCAATAGTCATTCCATCTTGTAAAGCAGATTCTGTACCTCTAGGATCAAAAGGAATTGGATAATAAGCATCACTAATTTTCTTCTCTTGACTGAGAGAATTACTCTTAACAGGAATCTTAGCTGCGGGAACTGGAGCATTGATATCAGCAGAAGAAATTAGGTCAGCATCATATAAAGCTCTATCTGAAACAGCTCTTCTAGCAGCATTGAAACGAATATTAAATAAGGTTTTCGCAGCTTCTTGGAATGGAATATTTGCTTCTGCCACACTCTGGGTTTGATAATCTAAACCATCTTCATGCGGTTGACCAAAGAGAATAGGTAGGAAATCATAAGCACTAATAATTCTTTCTGCTTGCACAATATGAGTATTATTAACTACTCTAAATTTCCATATTTGAGGAGTCTTACCTTCAGGGCCAAGAAGATCAAACTCCGAAGGCATAATACGAGCATAGAAAGTAAAGACTTCATAGTTACCAGTTCTATAGGAGCTGGCGGTATCTTTAGAGCCTGTTAAATATTCAAACCAATTCATTCCATCTATAGGTTTTCTAGCACTTATATAATTAGAAATAGTTGGATGAACTTTGTAATTAGAAAGATTCTCAGGAGATACATTAGTCTTATCAGAAGAAGCCAGAGCTTCCCTTACATTAAAAGCTTTCCCTTCATTTCCTAATCTTGTAAGAAGTCTTTTAAGTTTTGTTCTTGAGAGAATTTCAATATAGCCTGCATAATCACCTTCTGCAGAGACATCTCCAGGAGCTACATTTCTATCCCATACAGTGTTATAAGGATCAAGACGCTTAAGTTTAGTATACTTACGAACATTCTTATTTAATTTCTTTTTATTAGCCTGTTCGAAGCTGTCAAAGATTGTATATTGAGAGATAGCTTCCCAGCTCGTTTCAATAGCAGAAATATTATACTTTACACCATCTCTTAAGAATAGAAGAAGTTGTCTTGCGTAACCACCTAAGTTAGCATGATCATCAAGAAGCGTTTCGAGTTGTTCTGCCCATTGTTTATTCTTAGGATTACTTACTACAGGGAAAAGAGGACTTCCACTTAAAAAGACTTCAGATAGATATGCAACCATACTATCCACCTGAGATACTAAAATAGGAGGAGTCGTGGCTGGCATATTTACTACACCTACTGGAGTAGTGGCTGCATCAATAGCATGACCTCTTGCTACACCAGTATTAGGATCTACATCATCTGTATATCTTGCATATGCTTTATCAATAATCTCCATTTTATTATGGAGTTCTGTAAATTTCTTATGTTCTGTTAAGATTCTTTGCGAATACTCTAGAATCTTTTCCTGTGCTTTGGCTTTAGGAATAAGCTGAGTTGCTGTAAAGTCCATGATTTTGAATCCTTTTAAAAAGGTGTATTAAAATGTACAACACTACATTCTGAGTGATCAACACCTGGCCTATTATTAAGAGTATAAATGAGGTGCCAATATTCATTACGAACATCTAAACCATATGCTACAGCATCTAAAAGGTCATCTTTGTTATCTTTACTACCTAATTTGTAGAGTGAAGCTTGCCAAGTAAAATCTCTTCTTGTTTCTTTATCATGAATGAAATAACTAAGTCTATAAAGTTCTGCAATGAATAAGCGTATTCTAGTTTCTTTACTTCTTCCATGAGGTTTAAGAGGAACTACATGAATATTTTGAATGTTGTATTCTCGCATGAAATATTGAATCCAGAAACCTAAAGTTTGTTGATATCCAACATCCTCAACTGCTATTAAAGATACATTATATAGAAAAGCAAGTTGGAAAGCTCTTTGAATGAGCTGAGAGGGATCCATTATTCCACGAACTGTTTTTACTACATATCCTTTATTATCATATTTGTAATGAACTGCTATGACGTTATCATCAGAAGCTTTACGAAAACCAGCTGGATCTATTGTAATGAAAGCTCCATCAGGTATAATATCTACATCATAACTTAAATCACTTTCAGGAATAGGATGTGGAAGAATAGAAAGTGCTATATTCTTAGGATCATTCATTACCTCTGCAAACCATACATGAGCAAGACCTAATGCCTCATCATGATAATAGCTTTCCATTAGATCTGTAAGAGAGAAAAGCTCTGGCCATAAAGGAGTAGAATCTGCAAGAATTGCTCCTGTCACCATAGAAATCCAATTAGCATTCTTTCTAAACTTATTAAGGAGACATTCTTCAGAATACATATTACCTACATATATTATCTGACGAGGGCCATTCGGAGCTATTGCTTTAAAAACTGTACCTACCAATTCTTTTAAAAGATTATCTCTTTCTGTAGGACTTTCATCATTCTTTCTAGTCTGTACGTCATCACAGAATATAAGATCAGGACGCTGATTTTGTAAGTTAATACCTCTAACTCCAGCTGACCAGCCTCTTGCTATAAGTGCCACACTTCTACCATGATATACAGCTTTCTTTGTATCACTACTATCTATTGCAAGGCCAGCTTGCCAGTCTCCATAAATAGCTGTAATATTAGGAGAAATTAAAATATCATGAATATCAGCTAGAAGAAGCTCTGCAAGATCCGAGTTGGAGCAAACAATAAGAGCAAATTTAACCTTATCATATACAATCATCCAGCAGATTAAGATTTTAATAAAAGTCGTTTTAGCATGTCCTCTAGGAAGTCCTAGAGCAAAACGTAAAAGCTTATTAAAATCCTCTTCATTTCTATTTGTTAGTATTTGCCATACAGAGATATAGAAAAGAGGAAGTGAAGA